ATACGATCTTCGGGATCCGGGGCCTGACCGGGGCAGCCACGCTACTCGACAGCGTCGGCGAGAACTACGACAAGATGGCGGCCGCCATCAACAACGCCGGCGGGCAGGCAAAATCTACCGCCTCCATCATCAGGGCCACATCGAAGAACCTAACCTCACAGATGACGTCCGCTATCGACTCGCTCCTCCTGATGCTTGGGGAGGCGCTGATCCCGGCGTGGAATCTGGTCAAACGGGTCGTGATTGCGGCCGTCACCTTTGGGGCTGGGCTAGTCCGGACATTCCCCCGCGCCACAAAAGTCGTGCTCGTACTCTTCGGTGTCCTGACTCTCCTGCTTTCGATCGTTGCGCCTATTTTGTTCGCGTTTGGCACTATCGCGACCGTCGTGGCGTTCACGGCGGTCCCGGCATTCGCTGCTGCTGCTGCTGCGGTCTGGGCGTTCCTTTCCCCTATCCTCCTGTTTCTCGCCATCGCGGCGGCGGTGGTCGCGACTGGGGCACTGCTCGGCGCCGTCATCTGGCTGCTCGTGACGCCGGCGAAGAACGCCGAGGCCGGCCTATCTGCTCTTCTTCAGCAGTTCGGATGGTGCAAGACAGCGGCGGCGGAGTGGGCCCAGGCCATCGTGAACGCAGTCGATATCATCAAGTCGCCGTTCCAGTGGGTGGCAGAGCATAGCCTTATCGGCATGTATTTCACCCAGAGGGCGAGGGAGAAGGCCCAGCAGGAAGATTCGTTCCAGTCTGACGAGGCGAAGCAGTACTATGCGACCCATACGGCCGGAGGCCAGCCGATGGGCGGGGGGACCATCAGCCTCAACATCAAGACCGACCGCGGGACCGTGGCCGAAGTAGCGGGGATCGAGAGTAGCGGATCTCTCGAACTCGCGGTGGATACGGGCAGGGCAGCCCCTGGGTGGTAGCATGGGTTGGCGCGATGAATTGAACGAGGCCTCGTTCCGCGGGATACCGTTCATGTACGATGCGGTCGCCAGCACGGTCGGCCGCCGCACCGTGCTCCACGAATACGCCGGACGAGACGATGCCGAGATCGAGGATCTCGGGCGGATGGCGCCCAAATTCACGGTCGAGGCCATCGTGTTGGGCGAAGGCTACATGACATGGCGGGACTGGCTGATTGACGTGCTCGAGATGCCGGGCCCCGGGGCGCTCGTCCACCCCTACTGGGGGAACCGGCGGGTGGCGGTCACGGGCGAGGTCCGGATCTCGGAGTCGACAAGTGAGGGCGGGATGGCGCGCTTCACCATCCCGTTCACCGAGGTCGGGGTTCGGGTGGACAGCGGGAGGCGGGAGGTCGACACAAGCGCCGCCATCGACGCGGCGGCCGACGACGCCATCGACAACCTCCTGCTCGCCGCCATCCCCGGCTATCATGTCCTGGATGTCATCGAGGCCGCCATCGACAACGCCGAGGAGGCGGTCGGGGCGGGCTTCCGGGCACTCAACGCGGTCAAGGGCGACATCAACGCGGCACTCAACCTGGTCGACGATGGGCTCGCCGCCATCCAGAAAGTGGCCGATGCGATCGGAGACATCATCCGGCTGCCCGAGACCCTGTTTGAGGCGATCTCCTCGCGGATCGAGCAGGTCTTCGGGTCCATCGCCACGATCGGGGAAGCGGGCGAGGATCTCCTGGGTGTTGGCGAAGACCTGGCGCTCCCATACTCGGCCGCTGCCGCCGACCTGGCATTCCGCAGCTCTGTCCTGATGGCTGCGCTCCGCGCGATGCTAGAGTTCAATGCCGAGGGCGCCGCCGTCATCGGGGAAGGGGCACAGGCAGAGCTCGAGGCGGAGAATCTGGCCGTCATCGTCAAAGTGTTCCGTACCGCGTCGACCATTGAGGCGGCCAGGGTCCTGGCGACGACGAGCTTTGATTCGTCTGACCGGGCTCTCGCGGTGCTGGAGGAGATCGCTGGCGACATCGACGACCTCGCGGCCGCGACCGAGGACGACGACGAATACCGGACTCTCGTGGACCTCCGGGCCGCGGCCGCGGCCCACATCCAGTCCACCGCCGCAGACCTCCCGCAGATCGTCGGATTCCTCGTGACCGAGACGGTGCCGGCATTGGTGCTGGCCCAGAGACTCTACGGCGACCCCTCCATGGCAGAGGATCTGATCAAGCGGAACGGGCTTCGGAACCCGGCCGCCATCGCCGGCGGCCAGACGCTGGAGGTTCTATCCAGTGACTGATCTCGTTCTCGTCGTCGAAGGCCAGCGGCTCGCCGGCTTCAAGCGCCTCGTGCTCAGCAGGGGGCTCGAGCAGCTCGCCGCAGCTTTCGCCCTGACGGTCGGTGGGCTGGAGCCGATCAATAAAGGTGCGGCGTGCACGATCGAGCGAGACGACGGGCTCGTCCTGCTCACCGGCTACATCGGCTCTGTCGACGACAGCTACGACGGACACAACCACGAGACATCGCTATCAGGACGCTCGAAGATGGCCGACGTGGTGGACTGCTCGGCGGTTGTTCCGGGAGGTGAGTTTCGGAACCAGACCCTTGAGCAGATCTCCGAGCGGCTCTGTGCCCCATTTGGCGTCGAGGTTGTGAGCGAGCGTATGGCACGCAAGCCATTCCCGAAGTTCGCCGTGCAGGAGGCCGAGACATGCGCCGAGACGATCGGGCGGGCGGCCAAGGCGGAGGGCGCTGCGATCTCCTCTGATGACCACGGCGACCTGGTGATCCGGGCCAGCGGGGTCTACCTTTCCGCCGCCACTGGCCTCACGCAGCCGGGTAACATCCTCCGGGGCTCGCGTCACCAGTCATGGGATGAGCGGTTCTCCTCCTACACGGTGAAGAGCCAGTCGTCCGGGACCGCCGAGACATACGGCCGATCGGCCTCGGCGGCCAAGGCCACGGTCGAGGACGCGGCGGTCACCCGGCCCAGGCCGATGGTGATGATCGCCGAGAGTCAGGTCGGCCTCGCCGGGGCCCGCAAGCGCGCCAACTGGGAGCGGGCCACACGCGCCGCGCGCTCCCAACGCATTACCTACACGGTCAGGGGGTGGGGTGAGGGCGACGGGATCTGGACCCCCGGCTATCTCGTCTCGGTCAACGATGGACTGTTCGGAATCAAGGACGAGCTCCTGATCGTCTCCGCCACCCTTACGAAGGACAAGAACGGCGAGACGACCGAGATTGAGATCATCCGGCCCGAGGCCCTCGACGTGTTGGCAGAGCCGCCGAAGAAAAAAAAGGATGGCGGGTTCCCGTGGTGAACATCGCGCCCATCGAGCGGATTGTCCGGAGGCTGGTGAAGCCGGTTTACCTGCGCACCCAACTCATGGTGCTGCGGTCCGTCGTCAACCTGGTGGACGACTCGGGCGGGATCCAGCTCTTGCAGGTCGACTCCCTGGCGGACAGGACGGCGGACGCCGTCGAGCACTTTCAGCCGCTCGGCCTAAGCTCTGTGCCGTCGCGGGACGCCGAGTGCGTAGCGCTGGCAGTGGGTGGGAATCAGGACCACCCCATCGCTATCGGGGTGCAGGATCGGAGCTACCGACCGACAGGGCTGGCCGAGGGCGAGACGACGGTTTACGACAAAACCGGGTCACGCCTGCACCTCAAGAGCGACGGCGACGTTGCGATGGTCCCGAGCGGGGCGTACGTACATATTGGCGAGGATCCGGGGGCCAGTCCTGCTGCTCGCTCCGATTACACGGATTCCCGGATCTCGGCATTGGAGGTGGCTCACAATGCGCTCGTCGATGCATTCAATGCCGCTGTCATCATCTACAACGCCCACGTACACGCGGCCCCGGGGAGCCCTCCGAGTCCGCCGCTGATGATCGCGGCTGCGAGTCTGACACCGGGGTCTTCTACCGCGGCCGGTAAGGTCAAGATCACATGACCCTCCCGGTGAAATTGCGCATCGACCGCACCACGCAGGAGGGGGACCTCGTGCGCCCGGATGGCTTGGAGTTCGAGACTGACCAGGGGCTCGAGACCGCCGTGATCATCAGCCTGTTCACCGACCGTCGCGCCGGGCAGGATGACGCGCTGCCGGACGCCCGTGACAAGGACCGGCGCGGGTGGTGGGGCGACGCCTACGCCGACACCCCCGGCGACCTCATTGGATCTCGCTGGTGGCTCCTGCGCCGCTCGAAAGCCACGCAGGAGACGATCAACCGCGCCAAAAGCTACGCCGAGGAGGCACTCGCCTGGATGGTCGAGGACGGGGTGGCGAAATCAGTGGAGGTGACAGCCGAGAAGATCTCAGGCATTATCCTCGGGGTGCGGACCGTGATCACGAGAAACACTGACCCGGCGTCGCGCTACGACCGAACGTGGGAGCTGATGCTTAATGGCCTTTAGTCGACCTACCCTCGCGGAGCTTGTCGCACGGATCCGCGCCGACATTCAGACCCAGTTGGCTGGCTCTGACCCCTGGCTTCGATGGGTCGTCGAGGGCGTGCTCGGTAAGGTCCTGGCCGGCCTTGCCCATGGCCTCCATGGCCATCTGCTCTGGCTCAGCCGCCAGATCATGCCGGACACGGCAGAAGCCGCCTTCCTCGACCGCTGGTCATCGATCTGGGGTGTGCCGCGGCTCGCGGCAGCCCGGGCGGCCGGGGACATCACGATCACGGGAACGCCGACGACCGTGAGCCCGGCCGGCACGACCTGGCAGCGGGCGGACGGGGTGCAGTACACGCAGGATGCCGATGCGACGGTTGGCGGCGGCGGGTCTATCGACGCACCTGTGACCGCGGTGGTGGGGGCCTTCGACGGCAACGCCGACGCCGGCACGACCGTGACGATCGTGACGCCCATCCCCGGCATCGACTCCGTCGCGACGGTCGCGGCAGACGGCATCACCGGCGGGACCGACACCGAGGACGACGACGCGCTCCTGGTCCGGCTCCTTGCTCGGATCCGTACCCCGCCCAAGGGCGGCGGTCCCGGTGACTACGTGCTATGGGCACTCGAGGTCGCGGGCACGACCCGCGCGTGGGAGATCGCTGACTGGCTTGGTCCGGGCACCGTTGGTGTGGCCTTTGTGCGTGACGGTGACGGGTCCGGCTCCGCCATCATCCCGGATGCGGGTGAGGTCACGACCATGCAGGCGCATCTCGTAACAAAGGTTCCGATCACCGTGGCCGTGGCGGCCTTCGCCGTGACCGGGAAGACCCTCGACCTCACGATCGCCGTGACCCCGGACACCGCCGCGGTCCGGGCCGCTGTTGAGCAAGAGATCGGGGATTACCTGGTGCGAGTAGCAG